GAAGGAGGATTGCGAAGCACGGCTCCTGGGGTGCCTTTAACTGAAGACGAGAAAAAGAAGAAGAAAGGCAAGACTCCGCTGCAGTTGCAGGAAGAGGCAGGGCAGAAGCTTCTGCAATCGCTTCAAGACCAAACTCTGCTGGCGACTGCTTTGACCAGCGAAGAACAGAAACGCCTTGAGTTGACAGTCCGCAAACAAGAGATCGACAGAGAGTTCCCGTTGCTGTCTCAAGAGGCGAGGGACGTCCTTAAAGAACAGCTTGACGTTCTTTACGGCACTGAAAACGTCACCGCCAGCATCAAGGATCTAAACGAAGCCAACGCCAAAAAACAGGCTGAGGCGTTGAAGCAGCAGCAGCAAGAAGCGCAGCGCCTTGAACAGATCTACGGGCAGCTTGGTCAGACCATTGCAACTGGCGTCACTGACATGCTCATGGCTGCAATGGACAAAACCAAGTCGTTGGCAGAAGTCGCCTCCAACATGCTCCGCAACCTGGCGAACCAGCTCCTGCAGGTCGCAGTCAACACTGCCTTGTTCAGCCTGTTCCCAGGCTCGTCATTCTTTAAAGGTTTACCCCGCTTTGCTGATGGCGGCTCGATCTCCGGCGGCAAACCTGCAATCGTTGGCGAGCGCGGTCCAGAGCTGTTCATGCCAGGGCGCAGCGGCAGCATCATCCCCAATAACGCCATGGGCGGCGCCACGATCAACGTGAGCGTTGATGCCTCCGGCAGTAGGGTTGAAGGGAATACTGATGAACAGAAGCGCCTTGGCGAAGCCATTGGCGTTGCTATCCGTCAAGAATTGATCAAGCAGAAGCGTCCTGGAGGCTTGCTCGCCTGATGGCTACTTTCCCTTCGATCAACCCGGCATACGGCGCGCAAAAAACTAGCCGCCCGCGTACCCGGATGGTGCAGTTCGGTGATGGCTACCAGCAGCGGCTGCTTTACGGCATCCCGTCGCACATGAACCCAAAAGAGTGGGATCTGACGTGGAACGTGTCAGAAACTGACGCTGACACCATCGAAACTTTCCTTGATGCCAGGGCGGAAGATTCTGCCAGCTTCGACTGGACGCCATTGGATGAAACCACTTCTTATAAGTGGATTTGTCCAGAGTGGAGCAAGTCGATCCCCTACAACAATCGCGCCACAATCACGGCACGGTTCATTCAAGTCTTTGAGCCCTGATGGCGATCCCAGTCTCCGAGCTTCAAAAGATCAACCCGAGCAGCATTATCGAGCTGTTTGAGCTTGAGCTGACAGAAGCCCTGCATGGCACAGCCTATACATACAGGTTCCACGCAGGTAGCACTGATGTCGGCGCCGCTGACATCATCTGGGCAACCAATACCTACAGCAAGTTCCCGATTGAGGTCGAGGGCTTTGAGTACAACGCCGAAAGTGGCAGCCTGCCTCGCCCGACTATCACTGTCGCCAACCTGCTCAGCAGCATCACGTCAATCCTTTTAGACGTCAACCAAACCACCCCAGGCAATGACCTGACTGGCGCAAAGCTGACCAGGATTCGCACTTTGGTGCGATACATCGACGCTGCAAACTTTGAAGGCGGCACCAATCCCTTCGGCACGCCCGATACCAGCAGCAAGCTGCCTGACGAGATTTACTACGTTGCCCGTAAGGTTAGTGAAGGGCGCGATGCTGTCCAGTTCGAGTTAGCGGCGGCGTTTGACCTCGCTGGGGTAAGAGCGCCGAAACGCCAATGCAGCGCCAACCTTTGCCCGTGGATCTACAAAGGATCTGAGTGCGGTTATAGCGGCAGCAACTACTACGACGAGAACGACAAATCCATCGCCAGCGCAGAAAACGATCGCTGCGGCAAAAGGCTTAGTAGCTGTCAGATTCGCTTTGGCGAGAACAATCCTTTACCCTTCGGGGCATTCCCTGGTATTGGCGCGTTTAACGGATGAAGGCGACGGCTAAAGCAAAAGCCTTGGAACATGCCAAGGCAGAAGACCCGCGTGAATCATGCGGTCTACTGCTCATCGTCAAAGGGCGGGAGCGGTACAAACCATGTAAAAACCTCGCTGAAACTAACGAGTTTTTCATCCTCGACCCAGTTGATTTCGCTGCTGCTGAGGATGAGGGTGAAGTCGTAGCAGTGATCCACAGTCACCCGGTTACGCCTCCAGTCCCAAGTGAGGCTGACAGGGTGGCTTGCGAGAAATCAGGGTTGCCTTGGTACATCGTCAACCCAAAGACTGAGCAATGGGGCGAGTGCGCTCCTGAAGGCTACAAGGCACCGTTGATTGGCAGGCAGTGGGTTTGGGGCGTGGCTGATTGCTGGACGCTAGTCCGTGACTGGTATGCAGAACAAGGTCTTGAGCTGCCTGACTGGGATCGCCCAACGACGCCGGACGAGTTTAACGAGAACCCGATGTTTGACGATTGCTGGAAGGACGCTGGCTTCTATGAGGTGGAAATTGCTCAGATGCAAGCTGGCGACGCGATGCTGATGGCGATTGATTCAAACAAGCTCAATCACGTCGGCGTTTATATCGGTGACCAGATGGTGCTACATCACTTGCGTGGCAGATTGTCCAGTCGAGATTTGCTAGGAGAGTGGCTCCTAAAATGCACTGGACGGGTCCTGCGCCATGGAACGAGAGGTTAAGGTCTACGGTCCTCTCGCCAAGTTCGTAGGTCAACGACGGTTTTTGGCTGAAATCAGCAGCGCTGGCGAAGCCGTGCGAATGCTGCTGGCTAATTTCCCTGGGCTGGAGCGCCACATGGCAGACCAGCACTACAAGATCATTGTTGACGGGATCGAGTCAGAACTAGATGAGATTCATTACCCCGCCAGTCAGACGATCAAAATTGTGCCCGTTCTTGGCGGCGCAGGCGGTGGCGTTGGCAAGATTGTTGCAGGCGTCGCCTTGATTGCTGCGGCGATTGTTATTGGTCCTGCTGCTGGCGGTTTCCTTGGCTTGGGCGCTGGTCTGGGCGGCACAACTGGTGCAGGCGCTGCCTTGAGCATGGGCTTGGTTGGCGGTGGTTTTGCGACTGCTGTCGGCGCTGTTGGTGTCGCTTTGGTTTTGGGCGGCGTTTCGCAGTTGCTCTCGCCTACTCCACAGCTCGCACAAATCGGTCCCGCATCTCAGACGCTTGGTGGTGCTGGACGAAACACGACAACCGAGGGGACAGAACTTGACCCTCAAGAGTCATACAGCTTTAGCGGAATTCAGAACGTTTCAAGGCAAGGCGTTCCGGTCCCTGTGGTCTATGGCGAAACGATTGTCGGTTCAGTTGTGATCTCGGCTGGCATCGACGTCGATACGATCTGAGCATGGCTGAAAAAGAAACCAAACAGATCATTGGTGCCGGTGGTGGCGGCGGTGGTGGTGGCGGCGGTCAGACCGTTGTTCAACAAACGGTTGTTGTTCAGCAATCTGCCCCGCCCGCGACCAGGACACCGACGCGGACGGCGGACAACCTTGCGTCTACAGCCAACGCCAACATCCTCGACCTTTTGAGCGAGGGTGAGATTGAAGGATTCCCCTCTGCACGGGCATATACCAGGGGCACTGATAACTACAACAAGGCGCTGCTTAAAGATGTCTTTCTGACTGATACGCCGGTTTTGCGTGCCGGTGCTGATGTCACCAGCCTGAGCGATAGCGATTACAACTTCAAAGGCGTAACAGTTGAAACTCGCTACGGCACAAACGCGCAAACTTACATCCCAAAGTTTGGGGAGACAACTGAGGATGTCAAAACAGTCAACGTCGAGGTAACGCAATCCACTCCTGTTACTCGGCAGATCACGGATAGCAACGTCGATGCGGTGCGAGTCAGTATTGCTATTCCACGCTTAGAGCGTGGCACTGCCGAGGGCGACGTGCTTGGCACCAGCGTTGACATTGACATCCAAGTTCAATACAACGGCGGCGGCTACAGCAGCGTCAAAACTGATACGATCAGCGGGCGGACAGCGGACAAGTACGAGCGGGATTACATCATCACGCTCAGCGGATCTTTCCCTGTTGATGTGCGGGTTGTTCGCGTATCGGATGACAGCACTGACTCCAACGTCAACCCTACATATTTCACGGCTTATACAGAACTGATTTACCAGAAGCTGCGCTATCCAAACAGCGCACTTGCTGCAGTCCGCTTCCAAGCTGAACAGTTCAACAGCATCCCCGCGCGGGCGTATCGGATTCGCGGCATCAAGGTCAAGATCCCGAATAACGCCACTGTCGATTCAGATACCGGCAGGCTAACTTACAGCGGTACTTGGACTGGAACGTTCGGCGCAGCGCAATGG